TAAATTCTGGATATTCTTTTATTAAAGTGTCTATTACTGATCTTTTAATTAACATACATCCTGCTGGACCTCTTTCAACTTCTATAAATCCATTTTCAACTTTTACATTGTTTGGATCTGGAACAGAAAGAGTATATTGATTACCTAAAACTTTTGGATCTAAAGTAGAACCTTGTTTAATTCTTGTTTTAATTTTTTCAAAATCAATACCTTTTATTGGATAAGGAACCAAACAAATATCTTTGTCATAATTCAACATTCTTTCAACCATTTTATAATTAAAAGAAATATCTGAATCAATAAATAATAAATGAGTGCATTTCGTTCCCATAAACCCAGATACACAAAGTTGTCTTCCTTGTGTAACTAAACTACTTTTCATTACTTGAAACATTACAGGTATTTTTCTAACAAAACATTCTTTTTGAAATTCTAAAGAAGCTTTATAATAATGAATAGATACATCTGAATGAACAGGTGTTGCTACGAATATACTTATAGGTGCATTAGATACCATTTAAAAATCTTTCCCAATATGTCTTTATTACATTCCAATGGTAAAATTGTCTATAGTACTGCATTTGAAACTTCATTTTATCTACATCTATATTGTTAATAAAATCTGGTAACATATCAATAGCCCCTGCAAATTGTATAGCTAATCCTTTTTTATCTTTTAAATAAGGAACATATATTGGAAATTCAGCACATGTTTCATATAATGCTCCTAAATCAGTAACTACTCCTACTAAGCCAGCTGCTAAACTTTCCATTGCAGCCATACAAAATGTTTCTTCAAATATGGATGGATGCACGTAACAATCATAAGTATGTAATATTTTCATTAGTTCTTTATGATGTAAATAACCTTTATAGTTAACATTTTTAGTTATTTTTGCTCTATCATATAACTCTATAAATTGTTTATCGTTTTGATTTTTAAAACTATCTCCATATATTTGAGTGCTTGAATATATATCTAATTCAATTTTATCTGTTTTAATTTGATCCATTGCATCTAATAAAACCTCTAATCCTCTCCATGGTGTTGAAGTATAAACTAATTTTATTTTATCTTTAGGTTTAAATTCTGTTTTAACAATTAAATCATCATCAAATCCATTTTTAATTACCAAACATAAGTCTGTAGGTATATCAAACACCATTCTATACTTTTCATATGTCCAATGAGAATTAAATACATACCAATCATATTTTCTATGGTTTAACTTATTTTTAAACCAAGAATATAAATTAGTTTGATCATAACTATTGTGTACCCAAAGTACATTTGGTCTTGTTATATCTAATGGAATTTTTTCTGGTACTGAAGTTACTATTTGAACTTTATCTAAAAGATCTTTTGAAACGTATTTGGTAAGATAATTTACTTGTATTTCAGTCCCACCGTATGGATTCATTATTTGGTTTTACCAAATATGGATAAAGATGCAACTGTTATTTTAAGATCTTGCTGTAAATCTTCTTTTTTTGTTGGTGTATTAGGATTTGCAACATCAGCATTAAATTCTTCAATGCTAGAATATACCTGTCCAGTGACTTTATTTTTAATAGTTTCTTCAGTTTTAGCTGGTAATACTGGAACTTCTACTCCATCAATTATTGTTGTTTTCATAAGATTCTATTATATACTATTATCTTCTTCCTTGTCCACGATATTCTTTTCTATTGTTTCTTTTATTTGGTTTTTTTGCATGTCGTCCTGGTCTTTTTTTATTAGTTTGTTTTATAAAGGCACCATTTCCTATACTTATTTTTCTAGCCATTTTGACCTTTACGACTTAAAATTGCATAAGAAATTTGTCCAGATATTACTCCAGCAGTTGCTACTTGAAAGGTTAAATAATCATTTTCTTCTAAAACTAAGGTATTATGTATTGCATTATCATTTGTATCTGCTGCAATTTTTGTATGAAAAAATACTGCACTGCTATTAACTTTATTTAAATAATAATCACACTCCACTGTATTATTATGTTGATTTGCTACACTAATTTCTTTTACAATAACTCTTGTTGTTGCATTAACAGTTAATGTTGTTGTTAAATTAGTAGTTGTTAAATTATATGTAACACTTTTATATTCTATTGTCATTCTGCACCTGCTCCAAATAAAAACCAATTAAATGTTTGTAATTCATCATTAAGGTCTTGTAAATAAGAAGTATTTAATTGATTTTGTAAAGTTTCTAACACTTGATTAATTTGTCTAAAGTTATCCACCGTATAAGGTTCTCTTGGTTCTGGTATGTATAAATTAATTTTTGCCATAATTATGTTTGAGGAAAACTACCACCTCTTCCATCTGGTTGTATATCTACTCTAAATATTCCATAACGCCAATTATCATTAACAGCATCACTTTCTATTTTAAGACTAGCTAATCGTGCTCTAGCACGTGTATCTACCTTATCAGTTGATGTATCTATTGTAAATGGTCCAATATATGTTTCTCCTTTAGCAACCGTTGTATCTGCTGGATAAGATCTTAAATAAATTGTAACATCAGCACTACCTTCTAAATTTTTAAAGTCTGGAATAAATCTTCTAATTTTTAAAAAGTATTCTCCATTACCTTCAACATCTAATTCAAAATCTCCTGATCTAATATAACAAGATATTGCATTAGTAGATGTTGCACCTGTAGATAAATTTAATACTTCATTCTTACCTTTTTCTTGTGCAAAGTAATAAGATGCACCAGCGGTCACACCATTAATAACTGGAACTGTTGGTAATAAAGAAGGTTCGTATCTAGTAGCATAAGGAAACTTAAATACTTTAGAATCTTCATAAGTTGTTCTAGCTAGATCTCCTGTAACCCAAGTACCATCTTCATAATTTAAAGTAACTATTCTATCTATATTGTTGGATCATGCTTTACAATAAAACCAATTAATTTCTGTATATAAAGTATTTAATCCACAATATACTTGTGCACCTTGTGCAAAGTTAATTCCTAAATTTTCAGTACCAACTGTTTTAAATACAAAGTCTTCTACTAAACAAGATACATCACTAACGGTTCCATCAAATTTAAAAAATCCTCCAGAATCACCCATCCACCAAACTGCACCGTTAACGAATCCTAATGCATGTTTACCAATCAATTCGCAGTTAGAACCAACTTTTCTAATACTAAATGTAAATGGCGGACCAACAAATTGAATGGTATAGGCTGCTGTATCTGTAATAACTAATATATAATCTTTTGCTCTAACAGCACCAATAATAGTTGTACCATCGTCTAATCTAAATGTACCTGCTGTATTAGTAGAAGTTGGATCATATTCTTCTATATCTTCTGTATCAGAAAATCTTATAAACATTGGATCTTGTGTTGAAGGATTACCAACAACTGTTTCTGTTCCAAGATGTAATAAATGTCTATCTCTATCAGATACAATAGTTTGAATTGTTGCTGTTGGGTTACTTGGTACAACTGTTGCTCTTGTACTTACACCAGCTCCTCCATTAGGTTCCCATTTAAATGTTTTACCATTTTTAATAGTTGCAATTAAATTTTCTCCAAAGTTATCTAATGACCAATCTCCACCTTCAATTGTTGCATTAGATGTAGTTCTTGGTGTTCCCCAAGTTCCATCTCCCCATAATCCAGTTCCCCAACCATAACCTAAAGCAGATATTAATGGACCTACAATATAATAAGGTGTTACTGTAGAAGATCCTTGAGTCGTCATTCCTGTTCCAGTTTCAGTTACAGCCATAGTCACTGTAAATGTACCACTAGTAGGCACAGAAATAACTTCAAATGTATTTGTTGTAAAATCAGATGCAACAAAACTTGTTGCTCCTCCACCTGGTAAAGTTACAGAAGTAAATACAATATATTCACCAATCTCTAAATTGTGTGATGCTTTATTAACAGTTACTGTTGCAGATCCTGTTGTAGATGTAAATGTACAAGATGTTAATATTCTATCAGTATCTAATGGAGTAATATCATATAAACTATCTGCATCATAAACATATAAACATTTATTAGTTCCAAGTGCAGCGTATCTTCTTCCAGTTAAATCGGTCCACGACCATTGAGCTCTTGCAGCCCCTGCAATTAAATCATCCGTAATTTGTTCCCATCCACCTAATTTTTCGGGTGAGCCATATCTAAATCTTACATTATTTCCATCAATCCACTCACCCATAGCTTGAGAAGCGGTGGCTTGTTTATTAAATCCAGGTTTTAAAGGTATCTTTGCTAGTGGCATATTATAAAGCTTGTAATGGATATTGAATGTAAACTATTCCTTGTTGGCCAGAATTACTTCTTTGTCCTCCTGCACCATAACTTCCACCATTTAATGAATCTCCAGAATTACCAGCAGATCCTGGAGATCCACCAGAACTTCCTGTACTACCATTTGTAACTGTTGGTCCTAAATTTGTACCTCCACCTCCTCCTCCAGTTGGTGAAAAGTCGTAACCAGGTTCTGTACCAGCACTTCCTCCGTATAATCCTCCAGCCCCTCCTCCACCAGCACTGAAGTCTCCACCACCTGGTCCTCTTCCATCTCCTCCATTTGAACTTGGATTTTGTGCACCAGCATATCCTTGATATCCATAAGAACTTTGTCCATTTTGATCAGAACCACCCCCTCCACCACCTTCATTACCTCTTTCAGTTCCTCCAGCACCTCCTCCACCACCAGCTGCAACTAAAATAGTTGTTCCTCTTAAAATTAATGAAGCACCACCTCCACCACCTCCAGATGCAGAATATCCACCAGATGCAGCACATCCTCCTCTACCACCAAATCCATAATTTGTTCCTGAAATATTTATACCAAGTCCGCCTGTACCACCATCACCATTTCCACCACCATAACGTCCTCCACCACCAACAGAGATATTTAATGTTTCAACATTAATAGATAAATTTGAATTTCTAACATAAGCTCCTCCGCCACCTCCTCCACCAGTTGAAGCTCCACCACCTCCGCCACCACCCCACATAATAACATCAACAGTTCCATATTGACCTGCGTTAGTTATTACAAATTGATTACCACCAGCTGAAGCAAAAGTATGTCTTCGCCATAATTTACCAGAAATAGTTACATCACTAACAGTTCCACCTGTGGCTATGACTGGGTTAAATCCCCCACCACCTAATAAAAAAGGATAAAGAGTCATTTTGTTTAACTAAGTCCACCACCTGTAATAACAAATGTGTTAGATGCAACGCAATAAACAGTAGCTAATCCTTTTTGAGCTAGTGTTCTATTTCCTGTATTAGCTGTTCCTACTTGATACATTGTTACACTTGTACTTTGTGTAATTGTGATATCGGTAGTTCCGCTATTAAAAATGACTGCATTTTGACCTGATGAAAATATACTTGGTGGTACAATAACGTTTGAACTTGTAGATATACATTTACCGTGGTCCGTGGCTGTTAGAGTATAGGCACTTGTTGCTGTGTTTAACGGAACAAGTCTTAACTCGCCTTTAGAATCATTATTCGTTGCACCTGTTAAAGTTGTGCAAGAAATAGTTGTACCAGTTAATGTTGTAGCTGTTGCAGTAGTTGCAAGGAATGTATTGGTTGAAATATTAGTTGTTGCAATTAAATTACCAACAGTTAAACTTTGTGCAGTAGAACTTCCATAAGTTAACACTTGATCAATGGTCATAGTGCCACCTAAAGTGCTTAAAGTAATTGCATTAATGTTTGTACCATCAGAATAAGCACCATTAACTTTACCTGAAGTTAATGCAAATCCTGTTCCAGAAGTTGTTTGTAATGTTAAGGTATAACCTGCTCTTGTTGTTGAATCTTTTACAAAATATAATTTTTCTATACCATCTGGTACATTAACTACAGAATTACCAGTTAAAGTTCCTGTTAATTCAAGCACCATATTTCTAGCATTAGAAAGAGCAGCATTGCTCATTACCAAAGTAGTGGTAGTAGAAGTTAAAGCAACTGATTGATAGCCAGCGACTGCTTGTTGTATTAAGTTTAAATTGGTATTAGTTTTATCTCCCCAGGTATTCGAGTTTTCACCCGTTACCATTAATTCTAGTTTAAGATCCGTTCAATAAGATGATGCCATACGTCTTTACTATATAATCATTAAGCCGCTATATCAACCACGGTCCATGTATTAGTTGCGTTGATATTAACCACTGCCCAAGCGTCTATAAATGTTTTACCAACATTTGTTGTTAATTGTACTCCAGTTACTTGAACACCAATTGAAATTACAACTGAACCTGTAGCTGTACTTAATTGACTACCTGTAACAAAAGCTTCGTTATCAATTCTAACAGATACTGTATCTGTTGTAGATTGTAATAAATTAGTTGATAAATTTACATTAGCATTTGCTGTAGTTTGTTCATTACCTAAAGATACTGTTAGTAAATTAGTTGATACATAAACATTAGCTTCAGCTGTAATACTTACAGTAGCAACGGTTGTATTTAATGTAACTCCAGTGACATCTATTAAAGATACTGCTTGAGCATCAACACTATTAACAGTTGAATATAATTGTTGTCCTATTACATATTGTTCACTTAAAATATCTATAGTTACAGTGTTAACTGTAGATTCAAGATCTATTTCTGCACCTGCTGCAACATAAGCATTACCACCTGCTTCAATAGAAACACTAGCAACATTACTTTGAATTAAATTTGTAGATAAATAAACTGTTTCATCTAAATAGAATGAAACACTACCTTGAGCAGTTGTTAATA